AGTTGTCAATTTCACAAAATAGTCTTTCTACAAATCCTGGCAAATCAGCTGCACAATTTAGTGAACCTGCAGGATGAATGTGGTCAACATTGATCTTTTTTTCTTGAAACCACTGCTTACATGTAGCGCATTGATACTCAAACTTTTGTCTCTTATTAGGTCCTTTATATGCCCTACGAGATGCTAGCTTGCATTGCAATATAGGTTTCCACCACCTAGACTTCTGTCTAAGTGCTGACCTAATAAAAGACCAGAATGCTGATTCAGTCATTGTACCAGCATTTCTAGGTTTAGCTACCTTAACTCTTGGTTTGCGTTTCTTTTTCATAATTAAAACGGTGGTTCTACGTCTAACCAATCAATTGTTTCTCCATTATTCTGCTTGAGGATTTGGTTCACCTTGGTGAATACACCTTCAGTTTCCCAGTCTGTCTTCTTGTAGGAAGCACTAGCAGGATGGCTAAGTGTGAATGACCAGCTCATAGGAGGCAGATATCGCTCATATTTTGCAGCATCCTTACCCAAAAATACGTAAATAGCTCCAGATGTGTCTAAAACTTTTTCTAGAAGATATCTAGTGAAGGGTTCCCAGTTCCCAATATGGGAACCAGCCTTGTTGATTTCTGTTGTAAGAGCTGCGTTATACATAAGCACTCCCTGCCTAGCTAAATAGCTGACATTCGGACTCTTAGGAGCATGTAGATTAAGACCCTCGTAGAGTTCCTTCTCTAGAGCATTATAGAATTGAGTGAGAGACGGTTGTTTAAAACCTGTCTCAGAACAACCCATAAGTAGACCGTCTGCTACAGGACTTCCGTCTTTAAGGGTGTGATATGGACACATCCCAATCATCACCACCTTTAAATCATCCAGGGATGTCTCTTTGAATGCTCTAAATACATTAGGAGAGAGTGGGGCAATTTTCTTGCCCCTTTTGCTCTCCTTTTTAAGAAACTCATAGATCTTATCACACTCCTCACTCTCAATGAAAGGCTTCATTTTTACATGCCAGCTTTCATGAAATTGATCTTTGAATTTTTCCCAGTTCATTATGCTAATGTTTCAAGCTCTGCTTCATCTGCTGTTACCAGAGAACCAGTAGCATTAATAAAGAAATTGTGAGCCTTGATGTGATCGCTAATCCACATGCGAGGATGGGTTTCCTTCATAGCATAGGTGGTGTGCTGATACAGCTCCCATACACTATTTGGAGCACCATAATCATATGTAGGATTTTCAATCTCCTTGGCTATAATGTTCATCTGCATAGTGCTGATGAGTTCTTCTTCCAAGAACAGTCTACCCAGGAGCTCAGCCTTATCACGCTTTGACAGCTCAATTTGTTTCATCACCACTCTTTCGAGTTGCATCTTTCTAAAAGAATCACCAGCTCTATTGATATACTCTTTGATGAATGCTGGTGCAAACTCTTCTACAGATCCCATGTGCTTCTTTCTAAAAGCTCCATAATCTCCTGATACACAACCATTTTGACAAATAAGAATTTGTGTACCAATTGCAAATTTGAGACTTGCTGTCTTATCATAACTATTTTGCCAGCCAATCTGTAGCTGCATTTCTGAATCAGCTACATTACTGATAGTGTACCTACCGTTAGCCATCTTACCATCATTGTAAGAGGAGTAGGTTTCTTTGTCTAATGTAAACCCTGCTTTATGTATAGATTCCAGGGTGAGGTCAACCAATTGTTGGTGACTTACAGGTGCATATGTACGTGTCTTTGTAGGAATTTCTGCTGCTAATATGTATTCTTTTGTTGATTTGTAGTCTGCAATACGCATTGCTTTTGGTTTAAATGATTAACTTTTTTTGTTTTAGAATTTGTTGAATTGTTTCCAACCCATGAACTTTTGCTAGATCAGCCCAGTCTTTAATGCCCTCTTGTAGATACTTACGCGGAACGTTAGCATATTCAAAACCAAAGAGCTTTGTGATGTTCTGGCTATTCTTTACACCCACCTCATCTGCATCAAATGATAGCACTTGGTAGTCAGAATTAGCCTTGATGTATTCCACGTTCTCTGGAGAGAAACATGCTACGCTCTCATTTTGGACAGCACAGCAACAGGGAAACACCTTTTTGATCACCATATAATCCTTCTTGCTCTTGTTTATGAATGCTATTGGGCAGCTTATGATGTCATCTTTACCATCCATAGCTGTGATTGGTACATTGTTAGGCACCCACTTAGAAAACTTATCACCATACGGACGATAGATCTTCCAGTGACCATCATAGAAATAACCAAACCTCAGCTCAGTTTCCTTTATTGGAAACTTTGATTTGTTCAGATAGACAGACTTGATTGAATATACGCCATTAGCTCTAAGATCATCCACACTTTGGTGGTATTGATTCCAATATGCAAGCTCTTCATGGGTGAACTTTCTAGTCACCACTTGTATAAGGGAATACCGTTTACCAAGGTCCTTTGGCTGTGTATATTCAGATGTTATTTTCTTATACTCTCCTATAGACTCAGTAGAAGATAATCCTAGACCAAAGTCTTTGTCTATCTTTCTGAGTACATCATCAAAAGAGGCAAGATGGAATAACATCTTAACAAACATGAAGCAGTTTCCTCGTTTGCTAGCATCTGCAAAATCAATAAAGAACAGATTCCCATATCTATTTCCTATCAGGAATGAAGGATTTCTATCCTCCCTGAATGGGGAATGTGTTACACTATTGAGCTTCCAAGACTTCTCAGGCATATAATATCTGAAGATATCATACTCACTAATCAAATCTAGCACACTCTCAGGGGTAAGTTCTTTACGTTTCTTACCTTTTATCATAGCAAAAAATTAGCCCCCCACCATTGCTGATGAAGGGCTTTTTGACAGAGGGGATTATTAATAGTCTGCACCATCGGTGGAAATAGCAGCATCAGATGCTGCAAAGTTATCCTCCGAGTTATACTCTTTCAGGTCTTTCAGTGTATAGAAATCTCTACAACCATATTCACCTGTGACATTCAGAACAAAACGCTCATGAGGCTTCAGGTCTCTGAGTTTCTTTGCACGCAAGCCAGAGATAATTGATGGGCTGCTAAAGTCTACCAGTCTGAACTGTTTGATGGAATAAGCAGGCAAGAATGCTTTGTTGTAAACACCTTGATACTCCTTAGTTTCATCATCCTTGATGACAGTCTTAACAGTGGCAAGAGCTACAACATTTGTGCACCACTCACCGTTAATCTGATCTCTCAGGTCTTTAACATTACCCTTCATGAGCTTCTTCCAATCCAAACTAAGAGTGGTTTCAGCATCACGATAGTCAAGTTCTCCCAACCATGTGCGTAGGAAATTATACAGATCCTCTTCTCCTGAGAATGCTACACGATAATCACGCTTAGCAAACCATTCACCAAGATTGTTAGGATCATCAGCCCAAGATGTAGTACCGATGCTATTGATATATTGCTTCTTAGTGCCATCCTTATTCACCTTTTCTTTGTTCTCCAAGAAGAAACTCACCTTGAATTTCTCTTTGTTCTTGATTTCTTCAAGCCATACATCTACACGAAGAGTGGTATTACCATCAGGGCTAGTGCCTAGATATTCCAACACCTTAGCATCTTCTTTAAGTTCGATGTTCAGTAAGTCTTTATACTCTTCTGCATCAGGATTGATTGCTACCACCTTAGCCTCGAAGAGTCCTACCTTCTTTGAATACTCTGTTACTTGGATTTGTTCTCTTTTTTTGCCTCCGATTGTTGACATGTTGTTTGTGTTTTAATTGTTATTAAGAATTATAATAAGTGTCGATTGTATCCACTACAAGCTGCAAGTTATTAGGAATTTTGATCTGGTCAAACATTCCATCAGGAGTCTTTGCGGGATATTTTCTATATCTATTGGTTACAAAGCTGTAATCAATTGAGCCATCTCTAGCTTCCTCAACGTGTGTGTAAAGACAGATTGAGAATAAGCCTTCTAGATTGATTTGGTTATCCAACATCTTACCAGATGTCTTCATCTTATATCCTACAATCTCACCACCATCCTCTATGGTTTCTGGGTGAGTGAAGTAGAACACCTTCAAATCATCTCTAAGCTTACGTGTTGCTCTAAGCATCTCTACCATGTCTTTAGCGAGAATGCTGAATTTAGTGTAGCCAGTCTCTGTGGCTTTCTCCATCATACGAAAAGCCATCATGTAATTGCTATCTTCGATAACAATGTTCTTGATGTGTGTAGCTTTCTCAGAGATGGTGAGCAGGAGTCTGTGGATTTCTGTAATCTCATCCACTTCTTTGTAGTTCTTGCTTTCTGTGTTGTACAGCTTATCAGCACCCTTGAAAGGAAGCTCCTTTCTTGCTGTGTTGATAATGTACGTCTCTTTTGGATTTAGATGTTTAATTGATGTTGATTTACCAGTGCCTGTAGCACCCACAATTGCGATTAATTTACTTGCCATTTTTTAGTTGTTTTTATCCAAAGATACATCAATATCTTCCGATTTCAAAATTTCTTTTCTTACATCCAGGGCCTTTGGATCTTTGAGAAGAGCATTGAATGCAGCCATTGCATCCTGATGACTCCATGAGCCAAACTTATACTCTCCATCAATTTTCACAACGTACCAAGGATCTTTTCCTAATGATTCTTCTTTTACTAGTTCTAGTTTCATATATATCTGATTTTTGTTTTATCAAAGAATTCTAGTGCCTTCTGTAACCATTTCAATTCAACAGTCTCATCAGAGCTAATAATATAAATCTGGGCTTTCTTATCTGGATTATCATATTCCATAGCCATACATCTGTTGATCTTCTGAGCTAGATTCTCACCATTGCTATCAAAGTAGTTGATAATCACACGATTAAGTGGTTTGTATGTAACACCTGTATTACCAATCTTGACAACAGCTAAGTGCTTACCCTTACCCTCCACAAAATCATCGAAGATTTTCTTCTCTTCTTTCTTGCTATGGTAGCTTGGTATGCCCAGCTGGTCAGCAATCTTGGTGACACCACAGAACACTAGTATACGATCATCCTTGTGTTCACTCAGTATCTTTTTGGTTCTTCTGAGCTTTGCTATACTATTCTGGATGATTCGCATTCTAGCTAGTCTAAGAAACATAGTAGATTTACCTGATCTTTCTAAACCATCAATCACATAACCATAGGCATCAAACTGCTGTTTTTCAGTGCGTTGCTTACCTTTGTAGTTATTTTTGATTAGATCGTCCAGAGGCACTTTTACCACTGTGATTTCATAGTCTACAACAACACCCTCTTGTATAGCCTGCTCAATTGAATAAGTGGCTGATACAGAGAGATTTAACTCTTCATAGAGTGTTCTTTCTGTATGGCTAGATAGTGTTCCAGTGAGACCTAATACATGACCAGCACCTGTTGATCTAAAAGAGTCATGATTAGCTATAAGTTCTTTCACAGCCTCTATCTGAGCCTCTGACAATAGATGTATCTCATCTATAACAATAAGGTCAAATGAGTCTTCCAGGTGCTTTTTAATGGATAAATGGGTAGTATAAGTTACATTACTGTCATCCCACCCACGCTTCTCAAAGTCATCTTTCCAGCTCTGCTTAATCTTATTGTCTGGATAGGCTATAAGCACATTCGTAGGCTTTAGCTTCTCAAGAATGTTGATGGTGGTATAAATCTTGCCAAACCTGGGACACAGATTAAGTATCCCAAACTTGCCACTATTTAACCACGCATCAGCAAACTCTTTTTGACGTTTATCTCTTATAGTCATGTTCAAAGATTGTTGTAAGAGACCAGAACAGCCATTCTGTACTGATTGCAACATACTTATCATCTGTATTAATACTGTTCACTATACTAACAGTGGGAATAAGTACAATTTGCCAGAAATGATCTCTCTTAGTGGGTAATGTGTTAAATGTTTTAAATGTAATTCTCATAGCGTTTTTATTTGTTTAAGAAATAGGTTTTGTAATCTTCTTCATACATCCATTTAAAGCCTTTGTGAGACTTTCTTTTGCCTTTACAGCAACTGCATATGTGAGAATCTAATGCTCCAGGTACATTCATGCAGGCATCGACTGTAGACTTGTGTGTAGTAATATAATTTAGATCCATATCTAGTTGAACAATTGGAATTTTATTAGCTTCTGCTATCTTACTTCTAGTTTCTTTAGAAATAGGATTATTTTTCATGTATTCTTTTCTCTTTTCTGAAAACTCAATACTCATTTTTCTATTCTTGTTCGCTTTAGATATTCTCTCCTTAACATCATCAGTATGCTTTTTTCCGTAAAAAGGATTATTTTCTCCTTTTACTTGTTGAGATTTGAGATAACGAGTTTCTTGAGAATGAGAAAATCCTACTAATCCCTCTCCACCATCAGTATGATTTTTAAGCATAAAATTCCAGGATTTAAATATCTGGATATAGAACTTCTCCATTTCTGAAGATTGCTCCTCAGGGCAAATGTCTAGTTCCTCAATAAGGGGAACTAGTCCTTGTCTGCTTAGTTTTCTTATCCATGTACAAATCTTTCTATTGTATCTTCTGCTGTCTATAATATGACCACTCAACCTTTGGGATAGTGGAGTTATAGTCTTTCCTACATACACAATCTCTTTGGTCGTAGGATGGGATAGGGTATAAATGTAACATTGTTTCATGGAGCAAATATATGGTATCTTCTCGAAACTACCAAATTTATTTTTCCAGAAAGAATGTTTTATTTACAACTGATTCATAGTCTGCATCAGTCATATCCTTCATTTTCTTTAACTCCTTAAACATCCCTATTTGACCCATAAAGCCCAGACCAACACGCACATCATCTTCTCCATAAGAATTCTTAATAAGCCTGAGGCTTCTGAAATACTTAGCACCGAATTGATCTTTCAGCTTGTTGATAGAATATCCAGAAGGATCATCCACCTTATATCGCAAGGGATCAAATAATGCTAGTACAACATCAGCATCATTCTGTGTTTGT